AAGCTAAAATGAAACTAATCAAAGAAGTAACAGAGTCAGTCAGCTTTGTCGTTGAATCAAAAGACGGCAAAAAGAAAGACTATTACATTGAAGGAATCTTTCTTCAATCCGATATAAAGAACCGTAATGGACGCATGTACCCAGAGTCTGTTATGGATAACGAAGTTACTCGCTATATCAAAGAGTCTGTTAAATTAAACAGAGCATATGGCGAACTAGGACACCCAGATAGTCCATCTATTAATTTAGATAGAGTATCCCACATGATTGTTGACCTACGTAAAGAAGGCACCAATTATGTTGGCAAAGCAAAAATCATGGAAACACCTATGGGTAATATCGCAAGAGGGCTTCTTGATGGAGGAGCTAATCTCGGCGTTTCAAGCAGAGCCTTGGGCTCTCTGAAGTTAAACAGAGAAGGTGTTCAAATTGTTCAAGACGATTTCATGCTGTCAACCGCAGCAGATATCGTTGCTGACCCATCTGCTCCTGATGCTTTCGTAAGAGGCATTATGGAAAGTTGCGAGTGGGCATTTGTTGATGGAAAGTACGTGCAAAGAGATATAGAAGAACAACAACGTGAAATTCGTAGAACTTCTTCTAAAAATTTACAGGAAGCAAAGTTACGTGCTTTCCAGAATTTCCTGAGTAAAATCAGATAAATAATAAATAATACAGAACTAATCCAGTTAAGGAGATACAACGATGTCAATCGAACAAAAAATCGCTGAACTTCTAGCAGAATCTAGAAAAGCAAAATTAGCTGAACAAGCTAACGCTGATGATCTAGTTGCTGAAGAAGTACTTGAAGAAGACGAGATAGAAGAAGAAGCTGTAAAGCCAGCACCAGAAACTCCAAACCCAGACAATGCACGTAACAACGTGGATAATGAAAAGGAAGCAGAGGGTGGAACTTCAAAGAAGCCAAACAAAGTTACTGCTAATGCATCTGCTCCAGAAGCAGCTGGCAGAATGAAAGAAGATATTGATGCACTTATGAATGGTGAAGAGCAATTGTCTGAAGAATTCAGAACAAAAGCTGCTACCATTTTTGAAGCTGCTGTAATGAGCCGTGTCAACTCTGAAGTTGCACGCTTAGAAGAAGAATTCGAAGCCAAGCTAGAAGAAGCTGCGGCGCAGAATATTGAGGGTCTAGTTGAACAAGTTGATGGATATCTCAACTACGTAGTTGAGCAGTGGATGGAACAGAATGAGATCGCCCTTGAACGTGGTATGAAGTCTGATATTCTAGAAAGTTTTGTTTCTGGTATGAAGAGTTTATTTGAAGAACACTACATTGAAGTTCCTGAAGAGAAGTTCGATGTTCTTGGTTCTTTAGAAGAGCAAGTTGAAACTTTGGAAACAAAGTTGAATGAACAAGTCGCATCCAATATTGAATTGGCTAAGACTGTTTCTATTATGAAGCGTCAACAAATCATTGCTACTATTAGCGAAGGTTTGACTGATACTGAAGTAGAAAAGTTCACTGGACTTGTTGAAGAACTATCATACGAAGACGAATCTACTTTCGAAAATAAAGTTCAGACAATTCGTGAAAACTACTTCACAACCAAGGTAAATGCAGATGTTAAATCTGTTGTAACAGATAGCCCAGTAGAAATGCTAAGCGAAGACAAAGTTGTTGACGCTAAGATGAATGCTTATCTGAACATGCTCAACCGTAAATAAAAAGGAAAATAAAATGACTAATCGTCAAGATCTATTAAAGAAATGGGCTCCGATTCTGGAGCACGAAAGTAGCACTCCTATCAAGGATCACTACCGTAAAGAAGTAACTGCGATTCTTTTGGAAAACCAAGAACGCGAAATGAGCAAGCAAGCTCAGGCATTGTTTGAAGCTGCTCCTACCAACTTCGGTGGTACTGGTGTTGCTCTAGGTGGTGCAGGTTCTAATGCTCAAATGGCTGGCTATGACCCAGTTCTAATCAGCTTAGTTCGTCGCTCTATGCCACAACTTATTGCTTATGACATCGCTGGCGTTCAGCCAATGACTCAGCCTACTGGCTTGATCTTCGCTATGAAGAGCCGTTACACTAACCAAAGCGGTACTGAAGCGTTGTTCAACGAAGCAGATACTGACTTCTCTGGTACTGGCACTCACGCTGGTTCTAACCCAGTTGATGGTACTTTCACTACTGGTACTGGCTTGACTACTGCTGCTGCAGAACGTCTAGGACAAGGTGGTTCTGGTGATGGTGCTTTCGGTCAAATGGCTTTCTCTATCGAAAAGACTTCTGTAACTGCAAAGACTCGTGCTTTGAAGGCAGAATACTCTGTTGAATTGGCTCAAGATCTGCGCTCTGTGCATGGTCTAGATGCTGAAGGTGAATTGTCTAACATTCTGTCTACAGAAATTTTGGCAGAAATTAACCGTGAAGTTGTTCGTACTGTATACGCTACTGCTAAGGCAGGTGCTGTTGTTGGTACTGCTACTGCTGGTACTTTCGACTTGGACGTTGATGCTAACGGTCGTTGGTCTGTTGAAAAGTTCAAAGGCTTGATGTTCCAAATCGAACGTGAAGCCAATGCTATTGGTCAGCAAACACGTCGTGGTCGTGGTAACTTCATCATCACTTCAGCTGACGTTGCGTCTGCTCTAGCGATGGCTGGTGTTCTTGACTACACTCCTGCTTTGGCTGGCAATAACGGTTTGAACGTAGATGACACTTCTACTACTTTCGCTGGTATTCTAAACGGCAAGTACAAAGTTTATGTTGATCCATACACTGCAAACGTGTCTGCATCTCAGTACTTTGTTTGCGGATACAAAGGCACTTCTGCTTTTGACGCTGGCTTGTTCTACTGCCCATACGTTCCATTGCAACTAGTTCGTGCTGTTGACCCAGAGTCTTTCCAGCCTAAGATTGGTTTCAAGACTCGTTACGGCATGGTTGCTAACCCATTCGTTTCATTGGATGGTTCTGGTGGCTTGACTGCTAACGAAAACTACTACTACCGTAGAGTTAAGGTTACTAACTTGATGTAATAGTCAAGGTAAGTAAACCGACGCAAGAAGCGGTACTTCAAAGGGATCTTCGGATCCCTTTTTTATTTTACTAAATAATAGTATGGCAAATACACTTTCATGTCCCATCCCAGCAAACATCAATCCATTGTCTCCAAATGGGTTCATGTTTACCATTCAAAAACTACCTTCTATAACATTCTTTTGTCAAGAAGCTAATTTACCTGGCATCACACTTGGTGCTCCAGAATTCGCCAACCCATTTAACTTACAACCTATTCCTGGTGAAACACTAGTATATGATACGTTGACTATTAAATTTATGGTTGACGAAGCAATGGAAAACTATCAGTCGATCTATAACTGGATCGTTGCTCTTGGATTTCCACAAACATACGACCAGTATATTACATACTTTAATGACGACCAAAGAGTTGTTGTTAGTGAATTGGCAGCAAACTATTCTGACGCAACGCTATCTATTCTAGGATCTAGCAATAATGTAATCAAGACAATTAGGTTTATAGATATGTTTCCAGTCACTATTGACTCATTGGTGTTTCAATCAGACAACAACGATGTGCAGTATCTTATCGGTAATGCTACTTTTAAATACGGGTACTATAAATTCGAATAAATAGATTATTATTCCCTGTGAGGTTATTATGAATATTGAAGAGCTACAAGATATGTGGGATGTCGATTCTGCAATAGACGACAATTACCTTGGAGAAGCATCAACAACTACTCCAAAGTTACACGCAAAATATATAAAGATATTGATCAACAAAAAACTCATGCAGATAAAAATGCAATCTGAGTACAACATCCTACGTAAGAACAAGTTTCGTTACTACCGTGGGGAACTCTCACGTACTGAATTAGAATCTCTTGAATGGGATCAATGGCAAGGTATCAAGCCACTTAAAAATGAGATGGATGAATTTCTTACTGGTGATGATGAGTTAAACAAACTACAACTACGTGTTGAGTATTTAAACACGATGGTTTATATGCTTGAATCTATAATGCAACAAATCAAGTCACGTGAGTGGCAGATTAAAAATGGCATCGAATGGAAGAAGTTCTTGGCTGGAAATTAATAGATGAATATAACAATAGAAAAATTGGATGAAGTATATGTTCGAGTTTTCTCTGACCCATCGATTGAACAAGAGATATGCGACTTCTTTACGTATGAATATCCAGGCGCAAAATTTACTCCAAAATTTAAAGCAAGACTATGGGATGGTAAAGTTCGTCTGTATGATCAACTAAGAAAAACTTTATATCTTGGTCTAGCTCCATACGTAGAAGAATTTGCCAAGCGCAATGGATATAATGTAACATACACCACAAACTTAAATATAAGCGCAGGTATAACGCATGAGATAGTTCAAGAGTTTGCAGAGTGGTTAAAACCAATGGGTCGTGGTAACCCTATTGAGATTCGTGATTACCAAGTTGAAGCCGTTAAGACTGCATTAGATAAAGAACGTACATTGCTGTTGTCACCAACAGCCTCAGGTAAGTCGTTCATAATCTATACAACGTTAAGGTGGCATCTTCAACACAATAGAAAATGTATCATTATAGTTCCAACAACATCTCTTGTTGAGCAACTGTATGCTGATTTTGAAGATTACTCTAGTGCCAATGGATGGAAGACTAGCTCTTACTGTCAAAAACTCTACTCTGGTTTCACTAAAGACTTTACCAAAGATGTATTGATTACTACATGGCAGTCAATATACCTGCAGCCAAAATCTTGGTTTAAAAACTTCGATGTAATCTTTGGAGATGAAGCACATCAGTTTAAAGCAAAGTCTCTTACTACTGTCATGGAAAAATTAGACACAGTAAGATACAGAGTTGGAACCACTGGAACGTTGGACAATAAAAAGATACACCGTCTTGTTCTTGAAGGTATATTTGGTCCAGTGCATCGTGTCACTACTACAAAGCAACTTATGGACAGTGATCGTTTAGCAAAGCTAAAGATTATGTGCGTGGTATTAAAGTATGATGAGGCAACTCGTAAAGCTAATAAGAACATGCAGTACCAAGAAGAAATGGACTTCATCGTACAGCATCCGCACCGTAACCGATTCATTCGTAACCTAGCTATAAATAGTAGTGGAAACACCTTAGTGCTTTTCCAGTATGTAGAGAAGCATGGAAAAGTTTTACATGAGATGATCAAAGACAAAGCTCACGATAAACGTAAAATCTTTTTCGTGTATGGTGGAACTGAGACAGCTGATCGTGAATCAATTAGACATATCACCGAAGGCGAAAGTGATGCAATCATCATAGCATCTTACGGAACTTTTTCTACAGGTATTAACATACCTTCTATTGAGAACGTAATATTTGCATCACCAAGCAAGAGTAAAATTAGAAACCTACAAAGTATTGGTCGTGGCTTGAGACTTAACAATGGAAAGACGCATTGTAACTTATATGATCTTGCCGATGATCTACATTGGAAGTCATGGAAGAATCATACACTAAATCATGCAGCTGAAAGATACAAAGTCTATGCCGAAGA